CGAACCGTTGGAACGGATCGCCAATGCGCTGTCGCTTCGCAGCTCGGATCGCGGCTGCACTGGCTGTCAATCGGGATGATCGGGAAAGAGGCGGTTCCTTTTGGGCGGATTTGTATGCGGGGGAGCACAGCGCATGACCCCTCCAGCGTCAGGGGGCGAAATTGACTAAACTCAACACCTCTGAGACCAAGACTGCCTTCGCCGTGCGGGTCGGCCTGACCAAGGGACGCATCTCACAACTGGTGGCCGAGGGGTTGCCAGTGCGCGGCGATGGCCAGATCGACGTTGCCATGGGCCTGGCATGGATCGAGGACAACCTTGATCCCTCTCGCCGCAACAAGGGTGGCACGGTCGCCCCTGCCCGCAGTGGCATCACGCTGGCTGAGGCGAAACGTATGCATGAAATTGTAAAGGTGCAGCGCGCCAAGCTGGCTTTTGAACGAGAGCAGGGTCAATTGATCGAAACCGTCGCAGCCACCCGTACGGTGTTTGCCCGCGCCCGCGCCGAACGCGACGCGCACATGGCATGGGTCCAGCGCACCGCCCCCCTGCTGGCCGCCGAGGTCGGAGCCGATCCCCGCGCGACCTTCGCAGCTCTCGACCGAATGATGCGCGAACATCTCGAATACTTGGCCGACATGCCGCTGGGGAGTTTTGGCGATGGTGCCTGAAATTGACCTCGCCTGGCGGCGCGGCATCAGGCCCGAACCACCCATCCCGGTGTCGGACTGGGCCGACCGACACCGCATCCTGCCGCCCACTTCTGCGGAACCGGGGCGCTGGCGCACAGACCGCACGCCCTATCTGCGGGCGGTGATGGATGCGCTGTCCACCTCCAGTCCCTATGAACGGGTCGTGCTGATGAAGGGCGCGCAGACGGGCGGGTCCGAGGCCGGGTTGAACTGGCTGGGCTACATCATCCAGAACGCTCCCGGCATCGCCATGCTGGTCATGCCATCGCTGGACATGGTGCGGCGCAACACCACCGTCCGGATTGATCCTCTTATCGAAGCCACCCCGGCCTTGCGCGATCTGGTGTCAGCCCCAAGGTCGCGCGACGCCGGGAACAGTCTGTTCCGAAAGTCCTTCCCCGGCGGCCAGCTGGTGATGACCGGGGCGAACAGCGCGGTGGGCCTGCGGTCCACGCCGGTCCGATACCTGTTCCTAGACGAGGTGGACGGCTACCCCGGCGACGCCGATGGTGAGGGCGATCCCGTCGATCTGGCCATACAGCGCACCACCACCTTCCGGGGGCGGCGCAAGATTTACATGGTGTCCACCCCAACTCTGAAGGGCCATTCCCGCATCGAAGCTGCCTATCTAGACAGCGACCAGAGGTATTTCCACGTGCCCTGCCAGCATTGCGGCGACATGGCTCCGATCACTTGGGCGCGCATCCGATGGCCCGAGGGGCAGCGCGACGCCGCCTATATGATCTGCGATGCCTGCGGAGGCGTGCATCATGAACATGAAAAGCCTCGGCTTCTGGTAGCTGGTGAATGGCGCCCAACCGCGCTGGGCGATGGCCGCACGGCGGGGTTCCACCTGTCATCGCTCTATTCGCCGTGGGAAACATGGGCCGAAATTGCGCTGGATCATGCGCGCGTCGCCAAGGACCCGGCCCGCCTGCAGGTCTGGGTCAACACCAAGCTGGGCGAGTCCTGGGAGGACCAGGCGGGCGATACCGTCCCTGCCGATCCGCTGATGGCCCGGCGCGAAGACTGGGGCACCGACCTCGCCCCCGGCGTTGCCGTGCTTACGGCTGGCGTGGATGTGCAGGGCGACCGGATCGAGGTGCAAGTGGTTGGCTGGGGTCGGGACGAGGAGGCATGGGTGATCGACTACCGCGTGCTCTGGGGCGACCCCTCTGGCCCGCGTCTCTGGTCCGACCTCGACGGCGTGCTGAACGGCACCTATGGCGACCTGCCCGTGCGCGCCGTGGCGGTGGACACCGGCGGCCACCACACCAAGATGGCCTACGAATTCTGCCGCACTCGCCTCGCCCGCCGTATCTGGGCGATCAAGGGACGCGGCGGCCCTGGCATCCCAGTCTGGCCACGACGCCCAACCCGCACAAACAAAGGCAAGATCCCGCTGTTCATCATCGGCGTCGATGCCGTGAAAGACGCCGTCTACGCCCGCCTGAAGCTGACCGAACCCGGCCCGGGCTCGATCCATTTCCCCCGCCGCCTCGACGCCGACTACTTCCGACAACTGACCGCCGAACGCGTCGTCACCCGCTTTGAGAAGGGCCGCCCGATCCGCTCCTGGCAACCAAAGCGCGACGGCGAACGCAACGAGGCGCTGGACACCTTCGTCTATGCCCACGCTGCCCTGCACGGACTGATCAGCATGGGGATGCGGTTGAATGAAGAGGTGGAGGGGATGGCGGGGATTACCACGATGCCAGCGCAGAAAAAGGCGGGGGTAATCCGATCAGTGTGGATGCTCTGATGCAGTTTTCTTCTTGTGCATCGGCCTGAAAGAATTACGTTGAACCCTAGAAGTTGACCTTCATTGGTTGGTGGCTGAAGAGAAAAGGAATGACTATGCCTACGAACGCTTTTCATTTTATTTGTCTCGACCCTCGAAAATCTAAAAAAGCCGCAATAAATTCAACTCTCCAGAATCTTGGCTCAATAACGTGGCGAAGGCTGCCACCAATACGACTTAAAGAATATCCCGAAACATCTATTCGAGCAAAGACTGCATTTGACTCCGCCACTAAGAAGCCAACAGGCAGCGCTATGATGGCAGTCAAGATCGCTCTACTTCGTGCGCAATATAACGGAGCTCGCTCCTTCTTCGAAGAAAATCGCGATGCTATTGCTGTTTCCTGGAATGGCCTCAATGGCACGCGCCGTGCATTCATGGACGGTGCTCGCGATGCTGGTGCTCGCACGCTCTATTTTGAGCTCAGCCCGTTCGCTGGTCGCATCACGGTAGACCCTTGCGGAGTGAACAACGCAAACAGCCTCCCGCGTGAAATTGGACCATACTTAGCGTGGGCCAAAAATTCTGGTATGGCTGATAGCTGGCGCGAAGTAATAGATACAATCCAAGCACGTAAGCCTTTTGTGAATTGCACGGACGCCACCACAGGACCTGCATTGACTGAGCCTTTCATCTTTGTGCCGCTCCAGGTTCCTGGCGACAGTCAGCTCAGGCTCTTTGGTGGAAACTTCCGTACAGTTGAAGCTATGATCGAGGCCACTATTGACGCCGCGCGGAACCTGCCCGACGGTTGGCATCTGCGGCTGAAGGAACATCCAAGCTCACACGTCCAGTTTGGCGATCTGATCGCCAAACTCGCCCACCCCAAGATCGTGCTCGACAATTTGACCGACACCTTCGCGCAGGTTGCCGCAGCGCGCGCCGTCATCACCGTGAACTCTTCGGTCGGCCTTGAGGCGATGTTCTTCGAGAAACCCGTCGTCGCCCTAGGGGAATGCTTCTGGGCGATCCCCGGTGTGGCAACACATTGCCCGACCGTCGAGGGACTGGTCCGCCTGCTCAAGGATCCCGAGGCTCTGTTGTCGTTCGACCCCGGAGCGCGGAGCGCGTTCTTATCGTTCCTGACGCAGGTCTATTACCCCAAGTTGCCGCATGACGGAAAGGAAATGCCCCCTGAAGAGATCGAAAAGGTTCTGTCGCGTCTCATGGGCGCCGATTCACTGGGCTTCTGGACTTGTCCGGAGAACTGACGCGATGAAGCTCCGGGACCTCTTTTCACGCTCGCCTGCACGTACGTCAACTATGATCCCTGGCCGCGCCACACCGCAGCGCGGGCGCGATGGCCTTGCCATCGTGGCAATCATGAAGGACGAGGCGCGCCACATAGAAGACTGGCTCAGGTTCCATTCCTTGGCCGGCGTTCGGAACTTTTTTCTTTACGACGACGGCTCGACCGACGGAACGCCCGAGCTTGCACGAGCAATGGGCGGATCTTGCGTGACCATAATCCCCTGGAGAATGAGCGGTTCTCTGCGGGCACCGGATGTATTATTCTCGAGACAGGTTCTCGCCTATTGCCATGCGATCGAAAACTTCGGCGGCGCATACCGCTGGATGACCTTCATCGACATCGATGAATATATCGTTCCGAAACGAACGGGATCGATCCTCGAAGTGCTGAGCGGCCTTGAGCGCTTCGTGAACATCTCGCTACCTTGGACGATGTTCGGTCCCTGCGGTCACGAAGCGCCACCCAACCTACCGGCCCCCTACGCCTATACACGCCGAGCAGCGCGTCGGGAGGGAGCACTTCTCAATTTCAAGTGCATCGTCGACCCCACCGACGTAACCGAAGTGAGGGTTCACCGATTTTGCACACTCTCGATGCAGAAGAAAAGCATCAACGACATTGGCCACGCAGCCTACTATAAGGATAGGCACCTCGAC